GCATAGCTGTCAGGTGTCATTGGTGTAGTAACCTGATTGTTTAAGATCGGGTCAGCGTCATCTCCTGTCCCGTCACCGGCAGCTGACGCATCAAAAAAGTAACCTTGAGATGTCCAATTAACCTCATCGAGGGCGTAATTGTTGTCATTTGGCATGATAATTTGACCGTCAACTAACTTCAGGCCTCCTGTCCATTCCCAGACGTTACCTACCAAATCGGCAATACCTGTAAAATCATCGTTGTGCCTCCAACTGGCTGGACCTGAACCTGTCAATGATCTTGCTGTACCTGCTGCGCCCGGTGCAAGACCGTCCTGTCTTACTGCAGTTTCATGAGTAAGCTCATGGCTGCGGCCGTAATCAGTGTTGCCGCGGGGTTGAAAGCCGTTCTTGAGGCAATACAAAGCAACTGCAGCCCATTCCCAGTTTGTCATCAAGTGCCAGCCAGCACCTTTGTTCTTACAGTAATTATTTGCATCATCATAGGTTACGTAATTTGCCGGATCCATCCCGGGCAAAGAAACAGCGCGTCCGTCCTGAACAGATGCAAGCTGCTGCCCGATGAAAATCTCGCTCTTTTCTACCCCCCCGACAATAAAACCGGGGAAAACACCTGTTCCAAGAGCGGGATCAATATCCTCATTGTTGAACTTCGGGATTACATGACAAAATGAAGGATAACCTTTGTCATCGTACAATACTGTTACTTTACCTCCTGTTGCAGCTTCGACTGAGGCACGCAATGTGTCTTTTGTAAAAATTGTTGGCATTTTATATTCCTCCTTCTGTGTTATTATTTATTGGCTTCTTTTCCCATAGAATTATTTTAACTTTTTCTTGGTTAACCGGTTTTCTGGTTTTTTCAAAAATCTTGTTCCCGTCTATATCTGTCTCACCGGTTTCGATGTAGTCATATTCTGCCGGCGGGATGAAAATGTTTGCCAAGTACCTGGAGTTTTCTTTGACATCGATTATTTTTTGTTCGTCTGTCTGAAGACTCCCGAGATCAAAAGTTTCCCCTCCGATAGTTACAACATCGGCATCGACGGTACATGCAGAATATTCTGCGTCTTGTTTTCCTTTGTATTCAAAGTTCATGTAAATACCTCCTTATAACTTGTTTTTTAATACGTTGTAGCGCACACGCACCTTATCCGCTGTGCCGTTTAGATATATGCTAAATCCGTTGCTGGCTCTGTCCCCTACGTAACAATATCCGAGCTGAAAACCTCCGCCTTCAAAATCGAGAATATCAAGTTGCACAAGGTATTCATCATCGAGCAGATCGAATTCAAGAGGTACATAGATAAGCGGTGCATTTGCAAGCAGTGTCGGATATTTTGGTTCAAGCACTCTGACATCATTCAGTGTGCAATTTCCTATATACGGATCAGTAGCCTCTGTTGAACCGGCAGGAACATTTATCCTGTAGAGTGTTATGCTGTTTTCCGGGGGCTGAGTATCGAGCGTTGTGCAGTCAACCTGTATATCACCATTGATATCTTCCCACAGGAACAAATAAGAATCTTTGGCTACACTACCTGTGTTAGGCGGGACATTTGCAGTGTTAATCAGTTCCGGCACTGCAATTAACCTGCCATGCATATAGACCAGCCCGGAAGAGAGTGAGATATTTCTTGTTGAGTCTGCACTTTTAGAAGCAACACAGCCTTTCACAACACCTCTGTTATATATTGTTGCAATGCCTGTTTGATTTCTCTGATCAAGCGTTTTCAGTATCTCTTTGTTTGCAACTGAAGCCTCATCCAGAGAGAGAGACATACCTGAAAATATCTCGTTTAACACTGTGTCTAACTCTTGCTTTGATACATATGGCATCTGTTCAAAAATCAGATCGCCGGCTGCACCTGCTATCGGCACTTTAAAACGTATAGTACCACCTATACCGGCTGTCTTTTGAAACTTTGGCATAGGGCTTACGGACACTAATGTTTCGGATAGATTTGCATCAACATATATTATGCCTGCTGCACCCACCCATTTTGTATCTGAGAAATCATATGGGATCGGACATTCGAAAGTTAGTGTGCCGTTGTCATCAAAATATGCCCTTGCAATATCAAATTTTCCCAGCAGATAAGCAGAAAGTGATGAAAGTGTTGAGTTTTCATCCCAGGAAACAGTGCCTGAGGATGTATCTGTACCATATAAACAAAATTTCGTTACATTCTCACGCAGATTGCTTGTGAGAATATCAATGCCCTGGCTGGTGGGCAATCCTGTTACTGACATTTGTGCCTCCTTTTATATATAAAAATTTATGATACCTTGTGCTCCTATATATTTTGTTGCGGATCTTTCTATTTCCAAATCAGCTTTATCGATTTCATGAGAAAAAATTCCGGCACTTTTTAAAGATGCAGCTGTATTGCTTTCTATTGTAAAAGAATCCTCTGTATCAATGTTGAATATTTTCCCGATAGGCGTATAAAAAGAAACAGCTTTCTCAAGCGAGAAAGCTTTCTCAGGCTCAATATCGTTCAGTATACCAGATTGTATTGTCATCTTTGTTTCTGACAGCAGATCAAAATCAACATAATACTTGCTTCTAACGTTTTTCATTTGATCTATTATGCCCAGTGCATTATAAAGATGTTCAATATCTTCTGCTATTTTTAAAAAGATATTAAAAGTATATGGCTCCCCGGATCCACCATCCTGAAACCATTCTTTAATTGTTGCTTCTATACCTATTATATCAAATGCTTTTTTTACAGACCATGGGGTCCCCTTGTAGCGGTGTAAGAGTATCGCATTTCTGATGAGCTCAGCTTTTTGTGTGATGTTAAGATTTTCTGACCACCCTTCAAAGCGTGTCACATGAAATTGCCAGCCGAGCAGTTCAAGTATCTGCTCACTTTGATTGTCTAATGAAGAAAATATTTCTGCGTTTTTAATGAGTCCTGCAGCTTCAAGAATATGAGGATCCACAGTGTCAATAATTTTTGATATATTACTGTCTTTGATCAGATTTTCAGGCAGTATATTTTTCAGCGATATATCAGTATATTTTTTACTCATCTTCAAGCCCGCCGTAAGTTATTGTGCTTGTTGCTGCTATAGCTACAGACGATCCAGCAACCTCAGTGTAGGATGGGCTGTTCACTACAACTCTTTTGGCGCCTGCGTTCTGGATAACTCTTATTAGTTCTGATGGATTTATATCTCTGCCGAGTTTCTCTTTTGTCCAATCTGTAAAATTTTTAACGCCCTCCTGCACTCTCTGCTGTATCTTGCTTGAAACTGATGCATCAGAATTATTGATATAGTACACGATATCGATAGTGTAGTTAACCTGCTGCGGCTGATATACAGATACGGAATCGGTAAGCGGCCGTTTTTTTTCAGTTGTAAGAATATCCTCCACATCCTGGATAACGGCAGCGTCCGGCAATCCGCCGTTCTTCATAAGCGGATATACATCCACGACACCCGGACTGGGACTGCTCACATAAACATCAGCTATATCTGGATGTGCTGTTTTTGCCCAATATTCATATGCACCTGCCGGTCCTGCTGTGCTGAATTTTTCCGGAGCTATCTGTATCCGGCTTCTGAAATGCTCATCAGTTTCATAGTCTGCACCTCCCAGGGATGTTGTGGTATTTGTTACAGATTCTATATACCCAACAGGATCCACAATTGTCACTATTTGCCCTGCAGTAAAACCATTACCTGCCTGGCCGGCGGTGGTACATATGCATTTTACTGTTACGTTCGTCTCTCCGGTTTCAATTATTTTTTCTTTAATTGTTTTGAAATATATTTTGTTATCAGGGGTTACTCTGGTTCCGAGCGGTATAGTTACCTGTCCGCTGTAATCCTGGTTCTTGTTGAATTGCACATCCACTGTTGCATATGATGGTTCTAAGCGTACAACATCTAACAAGACTGCAATATGGTCAAGATTATTACCGGTTGCATACGCTAAAAGATTGCTCTTAGCTGCGGAATCGATAAGAAACCGTTGCTGAGAAATAACATACGCAAGACCTTCAAGAAATAATCTTACAGGATCACCTGCGTAAAGTGTTTTTCCGGAAATATTTTCAAATGCATTTATTATCTCCTGCTCTACTTGTGCAGGATCAGTTTCTACAAACTTTATGTCTTCAAGAATACTAATATCCATCTTTCACCCTCACGCGCGCGGTTGGATATATTTTACCGTTTATATCACCGCTGAATTTTACTGATATTATTTCTGCTCTCGGTTCATATTTTTGGACAGCATCGATGATTTCAGACCTCAAGAGCGCTTTTGCCCTTTCTGTAGGTGCATCAAGAAATATGGCAGATATCCCGAAATCCCTGTCAAGAGGCAGACTGCCCTTAATTGTTGACAGTATCATGGCTATATTTTGGAATATCTCCCTATGTCCTTCAGGAAAAAAAACTACTTCGTCTAAATGCAGTGTAGATACTTCAAAATCATTGCTTTTCATAGTCAACATACTCTGTCAGTTTTATTGTAACGCTTGCATTTATAATGTTTCCCCGGTTATCTATATGCTCCCGTTTTTCAGAAATACTTTCCAGGACATATTTTCCAAGTATCTCCTCACCCACCACCAGGGCTTTTTCTTCTCCGGCGTCAGCCAGTTGTTTTAGTTTGTCAATTTCTTGTTTTGGGTTTACGCCCAGTGAGGCTTTCAACTGTATGCTCATGCTTACTGTGCAGTTTTCAGCTCCTGTATGCTGCAGCACAGGTTTACCGTTATATATTTCATGCTTTGCAAATTTTATTTTTGTTTCTCGGCTGAAATCTCCGAAAGTTTTCACCTTGTCAGCCGAAACATTAAAAACAATATCTCCGTAAGTTCCTATCATTCGGGCTCTCCACTTGTGCCGCTTCCGGGGTTAACCCCGCCGTGAACGTGCGAGTCATATTCAAGACCGCTATCATTGTTTATCTCGGTTGCCTGGAGCCTGCCGACAATTTTTGCCTGAACACTTGCCCCGCCGGCTCCGGTTAATGCACCGCCGCCGCCTAACATGCCTGCTTTATATGTAAACAGACCGTTTACTGTTAATTTCCCTGTGAATTCCGAGTCAGGACAATCAACAAGAACCTTTGAAGGACTTCTGACTGTCACATCTCCCTTGGAATCTACAAGAACATTCCCGGCATTTGTTACGGTAATATCTCCCTTTGTATGTGCCTGCAGGTGATGACTTGACCGATCATATTCAATCCAGGTGTCGTCATCGAAGGTAATATGTTTTTTATCCTGGCTGGACACAGGTACAGCGTCGGCTTTCGAATAAAAAGAACCGATAACAAAGCCCTGCTCGAGACCGTTCGGGAGATACATACATAAAACATGTTCGCCGACATCCGGCATAAAATAGCTTTTGTCTCGAAACGTTTTTGCATAGAGTACCGGCAGTTCTGATGAAATAACGTCATCGGCATCAGGCAGCTCAACCCTCACTGTCGCTCTGTCAGGATATGTATTTGTTACTCTGCCGATCCTGACCATACGCTTTATAAGCATTTCCAGCTCGTATATTTTATTCATCTAATACCCCAGTGTTTTTTTAAGTGAAAGCGATGTTGTGTAACCGTTGCCAGCCAATCTGTGTGTGCAATTTTCGATGGAGTATTTCCCGTCAAAAACACCAAAATTCTCGAGCTGCACGTTTGAGCCTGCCGCAAGGCCCGGAGCCCCCATAAGGTCGATTGAGGCTGACACTTCTTCCTTGTTCTTTTTTCGCAACTCGTTTTTTGCTCTTTGCTGAGCTCTTGCAGGTGATTCAACCCGCTCATTTATTTTTAAAGTGTGGCCGGTTTCGGGAGCATCTCCCGGAGTAAAAGTATAGGATTTTTGTTTTTTTTCTTTAGCGTCCCAATAGCTTACACTGCAAGCTTTGTAGATGTCATATGCCTTTGTTGTAAAATTCCATGTTTTTGCCTGTTTTGCTTTCCTGATATACATCACCGGCTCATTGCTGTCATATTTTGCTGCATTATAGACTGCTATCTTCCTATCTGTAACTTTCAGTTTTACACCGTGGGATGTACATATGCGCTGTAAAAAAGCAAGATCACTTTCTTCTGCCTGATCGGCTCTTTCTATCTGCGGATTGATATCAGAATCAAAAAAAAGAGCAAAACCGTGTTTGTCAGCAACATAGCTGACAATATCACGCAAGCTAAACTGCTCATAAGCTCTGCTCTTTTTTTCATTCCTGATACTTGTATCAACAAATGCGGATACTGCTTTAATAGAAAATGTATCCGGAGGACCCGAAGCCGTAACCTCATCGATTGTGAACTCTCCAAAATTTACGCTTACATCTTTTCCGTTTTCCCAGTTGCGGCACATCACTCCTGCGCTGATTTTGGCGCCCTTCGAGGGAAACCAGTCTTTGTGCCACAACCCTGCTGCGTCGTGAAGTTGTATCTGTACATCATCGGCAGTGTCTGAGGCGTTATCTGTGAAAGTAAAGCTGCTTAGCATAGGTGCTATATCAGCAGAAATATCTTTACTTTCATATTCGAGTATAAGTTCTGCTCTTCTCATTTGCGTCTCCAGGGTGGCAGGTTTTTGACCTGAGTGTCTACGCTTATATCGGGAATGTTCAGCTTTGTGCCTGCTGAAAATATTGCAATACCTGACTCTTCAGGATTTTCAGACATAAGCTTATCAGTAAGCTTCTCTGTCCCGTAAAACTTTTTTGATATACTGTCCCAGCAGTCACCTTGCACAGTTACATACTCACGCATATGAGACCCTCGCTGTGTCTGACTCAATATCTTGTAATAGTTTTTTCAGGTTCTCTTTATCAAGCCGCAACGCTTTCTGTATTCCGTTTTGAATATCGTTTCTATCTGTGGCAGGACCGCTATAATAGATTGTTGGACTGTAAGTAATATGGATCTGTTTCTGCCTTGTACCCGCAGGGGTGTTTACAGACACAGCAGGAGATGTATTTTCATTGAATACATTAGCAACAGGCGCCGGAAGTTTTAACATCGAAAGACTCTCTCCAAAAGCAGATGCAAGTCCTTTTTTGCCTTTATCCACACCTTCGGCCAATGTCCCCGGTATCCTTGATCCTGACTTTGTAAGATCTGAAAGCGGTCCTTTCTTTGCATCGGAAAACGGGAGAAAATCCCTCACCTTGCCGAGCATTTTTTTGATGCCTTCAACCGGTGCCATTACTTTTGATTTTATACCGCTGACAAGTGTTCCAACAAGTTTTGCTCCGGCTTTGTACAGACTCGTTCCTTTTAAAAAGCCCATGATTTTATCAACCATCATTTTCAATGGGTTAAAACGCAATAGGATAGAGCCCAGGGTTTTTAGTTTTCCGATAATTGCAATAGGAGAAAACAGGCTCAAAAAGCTCTCTTGCCATTCTGAGAATATGCTTTTTACAAAAGACCACATCTTGCCGAAAAAACCGGTTATAAATTTCCAGTTTTTTATAACGAGATATGCACCTGCAGCCACAGCTGTTATGCCTGCAACAATCCAGCCTATAGGACTGGAAATAAATGCTACGTTAAGAAGTCTTTGAGCAACAGCCCACGCTTTCGTAACTCCGGTGACAGCCATTGTTGCAGCTGACAGGGCTTTTGTTTTCAGGGTTAACAGCCCTGTTTTGATGGATGTAAGGGATAATATGCTCGTGAGACTTTTGAACCCGGCTCTTGTGACCGGTAAACGTATGCCGACAAGCTGCATCACTTTTGCAAACCGTAAATAGCCACTTGTAAGCCCCGCCAAAGCAAAACCAACTGTAGGTACTATTATCCCCATACTTACGAAACCGCCTACGATCCAGCCCAGGCCGGTTGAAATCGTGGGAAAGGTGTCTATAAATCCCTGTATGCCGTTTGTGACAACACCTATAGCACCGGCTATATTGAGAGCTGCCGGCATAAATATCTTGGAAATAGTTGATCCCAGATTAAATATTTGCTGGCTCAAAAGCTCAAATTCTTTTCCTCTCTGGGCTGCCATAGCCATTTTTTCAGTTACACTGAGTCCTTTGCCTGCCGATTCACCCACGGCTTTTGAGGCTTCTTCAAGCTCTCCTGTTTTGTCAATCAGCAGATCTATCATTGCAGCTGCTTCCTGGGTTCCGAATGCTTTTTTTAGCTCTGTTTTTTCTATCGCATCCACAGAGCCCCCGTACTTCTCTTTTATCTTTTCCAATATCTCTGGTACTCTAAGCAATTCCCCGTTTGAGTCGGTAAAATTTAGTTTTAGCTTGTTGCCTGCCTCCTGGGCTTTGTCGATAAATGCTCTGAACTTCGTGGCAGCTTCCGAACCTTCCATTGTTTGACTAAGCTTACCTATTACAGCAAGCTGATCCTGCATGCTGTAGCCTGCTTTAGTTGCAGTAGCACCCAGTTTTTTCAAAGCTTTCGATATTTTACTTCCATCAGTTTTAAATTTTTGCACAGATGTTGCTATCCCAGCGCTCAAGTATTCCCCGAACTTTATGTCTTTTTCTTCCTGGCTAAGTTTTTCGAAACCTTCTATAATTTCAGATCCCATCTGTTCATACTGATCACGGAAAATACCGTAACCTGTAGCCATCAAATCTGTCATTGTGCCTACGGAAGATTTTGTGGCAGCAGCAGTCATTGCCGCCATCCTTGTGAACTCTCCAACACCTTTCTCAGAGATTGTTTCAATACCCGAACGAATATCATAGCTTGCTTTTATGAATTTAGGAGCAGTTGTGCCGGCAAACTCATTTGTAAATTTTTTGGCCTGCTGACTTATCTGCCCGATTCCTTTTTCAGACATACCCAGAGTTGCGAGCTCCCCCTGGGCTTTCCTCATCTGTTGCCCCGCTGCAATCACACTGCCCATTGCCGCTGCCCTTACTACAGCCCCAACCATTTTTGACTTGTAATGCTGCATGCGTTCATCAGCTGCCTGCATACCATCGTTTATTTCATTCATTCGTTTCATCTTCTTACTTGTGGTTTCTATTTTTTTAGACAGTTTATCATGCTCACCTGCAAGATCGTTTACATTTACCCCCGATTCGCTCAGCTCCCTTTTGTATCTCTTAAGTTCATTCTCTTGCTCTTTGTATTCAGTAGTCAGTTTATTTACTTTATTCACTGCTTTTTCGTAATCTTTCTGCATTTTTGCAGTAGGCTTTCTTGATTTGTTCATAGCTTCCCGCAAATCGTGCATCTTCTTTTCGTTCCTCTCCAGCTCCGCCGCATTTTTGTTGAAAGTAGCTTCCTGTTTTGTGACCCTTTTTCTCAAAGTATCCACGGCTTTTGATGCCGCATTGTACTCTTGCTGCATTGCCTTTGTTGGCACATTTGTCTCAGCTATTGCTTTGCTTATTTTGTCAAATCTGTTTTCAGCTCCTCTCAGCTCATTTTGATATTTACCGAGAGCCTGCCTGTTTGATTCAAACTGTTCTTTCAGCTGAGATACGCTGGATTCTGCTTTGCGAAATTTATTTATAAGTGTCTGGGTAGGTCGCGGGTTGTTGAGTGTCTTGCCAAGATTTTGTGCTTTCTGTTTTGCCTCGTTTAGTTCTGAGCCGAGAGAAGTAAGGTTTTTTTCAATTTTAGGAATACTATCAATTTTAGTTTTCATTGTGTTCATGCTGTCGAGAGAGCCTTTCATTTTGTTGATTTGTTTGGTTGCGCCGCCTATGCTATTCGTAAAAGACGAGCTGAGGGCTGCTCCGATAGTAAAATTAAAACCTTCTTTCATCATAAACTTTTAGCTCCTCTCTGGCTGCATGTCTTGTTTTTTGACTGGAAAGGACTACGGCAACACCGTTTTGGGTTGCCGGTCCCGTTTCCCTGTATTCATGACTTTGCTACTTTATTATAAGCCTTCACCCAGCGCCGGAATTCTCTTATGTCAATATTCATAAGATACTCAAGCGAAGTGTGGGTATTAAGGCTTAGACCCATTACTGTTTCATAATCCGCAGCTTCTCCGGCAAAAAATTTG